CCTTAGTTTTAAAATGGTTGCTACTAGAGAAGAGGTACAAGATTATATTGATGAACTAATAATTAGTAAATTTTAAGTTATGATTAATTGGATAAGAAGTAAATTTAACTATTTTAGATTCGCATATAATGCTCTTGTAGGAGTTAATCAAGGAAAATTACGAATTACTAAAAAAGGTAATGTTAAAAAATCTAAATAAAAAGGTTATGAATAAACTATCAATAGAACAAAGACTTGAGGGGTGGGGCTTTGATATGGAGAGGTTGAGGGAGAGTGAGGGGGGCGCTTTCTCCTCTCTCGACCGAAGGTCGCCACGCGCATTTTCTACCAACCTACCTAATGATACCACTAATGTATGCCATTATAGTGGTTTAAGGACTGTAAAGAGTTATATGGAATAAATAAAGGCTGAGGTATAGTAGACTTTGGTCAATACTCTATATCGTCTTATACTAGATAATAGGAGAGAGAACCTCTTAGATATATTAGATAAAGGAATATTAACTATACTTACAATGAAGCCTATTATAAACGTTAAGTGTATATATTCATATATAGATATACACATATAATCATATAAAGATATATAATGTTATATAGAATAAACCGGTATGATCGTATAGAATACACAAAGAATATAACAGGGGCGTGTACCTCCCTACCCTTTTTTTTCTCTATATAGTCGATATCGATAGATCGAATCGATGTACCGGCCGGGAAATAACCTAAAGAATAGTTGGATATATGAGATATATTTCGTATATTTAAGTATTAAAAGGTTATATTATGAAAGAGTTCTTTAATAAAGGCCTATGGTATCTTATTATTACCTCAGTACTTATAGTAGGTACGGCCTTACTAATGTTATTAATTGATATATCAGTACATGGTCTATATCTAGTACTAAAGTATCCTCTACATACAATCATTATATCAGGCGGGCTTCTTATAGTAGGAGTAATTTATCATCTATATACGGAAAAGTAAAAGCCTATTACGGTCACCCTTATGGCCGTCTGACATCACCTTGATATAACACTGACAGTATAGTTCCCTTATACGTACGTTACTATATTGCTCTGCCCAAACCTATCCGTATATTTCTTACGATTTTTAGTGATATAGGTTATATATATTTATATATTTATATATACTAATATTATTTAACAACCCTTATAGTGTTATCTATCGTAGTACTTATTGTGCTATCTATGCTAATGTTAGTGACTCTGATGTTAAACTTAGAAAAATCTCCAAGTTAATTTAACTATACCTAAGAATATATTTAGTTCAGTCCAATCTTCGTCTTCGAAGCCTTGTTCTCTATCTCCTTTAGGAAAGTAAGTGACACCAATTAGGAATCCATCTCCTAATCCAGTAATTCTAAAATCATCCATAACCTTTATTTTTATTTATACCTTTAATATAAGAACTTTTTTGGTAAGATCCTACTAAATACCAGGATTTTTTTTCCAAAAATTTTTCTATATATGGGGTTTTATATGATCTGCTAATAATTTACCTAATCTAACATGATCATCAAAGTTAGGATGTTCATAACGGTAGTTATCATCATAAGATTCTATGTACTTTCTCCAGTCTTCTTGGTTACCAGGTAATATTAACGTGTTAACTATATCTCTAGTCTTATAGTATTTATTGCAAGTATTGATAAACACATGAGGTATGTTCTTTTTAGTTAGATATAAGCCGGCCATTTCAATTAATGTTAGTAATTCAAACTCAGAAGATTTTGCATCATAGTATTTAACATATTCTTCTGCAGGAAAAATAGTTGAAAAATGCGTATAGGGTCTAACTTTAAAAGGTGGAGGTATACCGTCTTGAGGTATTGGTTCATAGTTTTCCATATTAGTTGGGTAGTCTTCCGATGATTCATATGGTTTAATAAAATCGAATCTAGAAAAGAAGCTTATACCTATCACAGGGTAAATATCGTCGATAGGATTGTTTTTAATGTAATAAAGCATTTTAAAGATAGCCGATCTTATTCCGGTACCGCCTATTGCATGATTTTCATAAGGAATATTAAGAATATTAGCTGCTTCAGAGGTGTAACATGTCTCTTCTTTAATAGCTATCCTGTTTCTCCTCTTTAAATTCTCGTTATTATGACTCTTACTGGTAAAAGAGCATCCAAAACTTACTATCTTTTTCATATAAACTTTAATTATACATATAAATATTCTATTTATAGGAAATGAAACCTATAGATCCACAATCTCTGTTTAATCTCTTCGAAGTAGGTGATGAAGAAGTCTATGAAGAGCATAATGTAGCAGATGTACTACAGAATCCTTACGTTTTAATGAGTATGGTTGTAAGAGGAGTGGAAAATTACAAGCTTCTTGACAAATTATACCTAAAAAACCACAAAAAACACTACCAGGACGTAAGAGAAGACGTAAAATTCAAGTATTTTTCTAAATTATTTAGTTATTTGTGTAGAATTGACGTAAATAAGTTCGAAACTAAGTATACTATCACGGAAAACTACGATATAGTCAAGGTAAACGTTCTACTAAACGAGTTACTATCTTATTTTGAGGGTATTGAGTACTATGAGAGGTGTGCGATAATAAAAAAGTACATAGATCTTATATACGACGATCCAAAAGTTATACTACCGGATAATTTAATATAAAAATCTATGATTTTAATAAAGGTGGTACTAATAATGACCATTTTTTGGTTCATTATGAACAGGTGGTTCAAGTATCTTGATAAATAAAAGGGGAAATAGTTGGAATCCTGCTAAATTCTTCTTATATTATGGTATATTTAAAAACGGTTATATGAATTATCAAGAAAAAGTAAAGCAATCTAAGAAGATTCTAAAAACAATTAAATCTCTAAAGCCCGGAGACGAGTTTGAAATTACCTATGGAGTAGATAGAGATAAAAAACCCAGAGTATTTACTATAAGGGCGTATAATAGCTTTAAAGATGAGATAGATTACGTTATACGTGATGGAAGAAGCTATATAGGGGGTCAAATGAATATAGATAAGATAGGTAATACTCAAATGAAGGCTTATAGCTTTGATATGATGAGTAATAAAACTACTTATAACTTTCCATTGTATTTACTTAACATAGTCTAACCAAAGTCATGATAGTACCTCAGCACATTCAATCCCAGTTATACGATTTTATATCCCATAAATTCGAAGATATTAACATAGATAGATACTCTATGGACTCTTCAGACTGGAATCTATCCGTTACGGGCAAGTATTCTTTTATTATGAATATAAAGAAAGGCTACCCTATAAGCGTAATGGTATCGGAGATAGCTAATCAAAAACATACTGAGGAGGCTTTCTATAATAGAGCTGCTTTAGAATATGAACTAAATGATAATATAAAATATGATTAAACTACTAGATAAAATTTCGTGGCAACTTTGCGCGTTTTGCGCGGCGAGCGCGGTGCTATTTTTAAGTTGTACTGTCGATGACCTCCCATCCTCCCCTTGTATTGACGGAGATTGTGATGCAGAGATGGTATTACCGGGTTATTTAGACGATAACGGGTATTATCATATTGATTTAGATTTTGATGGAGAGTATCTTCCTTGGTTTCAAGTAGATGTTTATGCAGATAAGGTACTACCTCAATATGAATATAACGGAGTACAACCAGTAGAAGCTAGATTTGATAGCGATACACATTGGACTATTGGAGATTCTCTAATGGTAACCGTAAATAACTACAACCCTTTTCAAGGACCTTACGACTATAACGGCAATTTACTACCTAATTCTTCGTATGATATCATTCTAAACCAGTTTGCAGGTATAAAAGTTAATATAGTTCAAGGTACTAGTATTTATTTTTCCGACGATCATAGTCGTTTAAGGTCAAAAAGGATAGTTGGACCTATTCCTCCGATGGCTCAAAACGATACTATTACACTTTATATGGAAGTATATTGGGAGGGAGTTGGTAATTCCGTAGTAAAAGACCATTATTTTGAAAAATTTATTGTGGAATAGTTGATC